TAACCGATGTCTGGGGCAGGTTTGTCGAGTCATTGGGGGTCACAGCGGCGGCGTCCCCCGGAAACATTGGGAATGTAGGGCTATAGTTTGTACGCGACATAAGACTCTCCAAAAAGCTAAAAAGCCCAGACTAGCTGGGCACTACACATTAGCCTGCGGAGACTGCCAACGTACCGCTGTTGTTCCAGATCGCGCCAGCAACGCCGGGGTCGCTCGTCGGGATAACGATGACGTTATCAGAACCCGTCAGCGAAACGCCAGTGGTGGCAGTAACGGTACCAGTAACAGCGCCAACGAAACCGTTGGTGGAGGAAACCGGGCCAGTAAAGGAAGTTGTAGCCATTTTAAAATCCTTATCATGCAAGTAGCCCAACAGTCTGCATGATCGTCTGCCGGGTCAGTCATGCTGGGCTGGGGTTTCCCGGATATCTCATTATGGCGCTGTGCGATTGTTATGTCAACGCGCAATAAAAAACCCCGCCGAAGCGGGGTTCCAATCAAGCGAACTTGATTTATAAGGGTTTTAGCCCTGCGAACCGTACATCCCGAGCGGGTCGCTCCAGCCGAAGCTGTAACGCTCACGAGACTTATAACGGACGTTGCCAGTGTCAAAGTCGCCGTCCATAGAATTCTGGAGCGGGACGCGGACAAAGTGCTTCATACCGTTCGGCACATCAGTCGTGAGGAACCACGCATTCGTGTCGGTCAAGAAGTGATTAACGGTGTATCCCTCGGGGATCGAGCCGTTGTTCTTGAGCGCATTGATGTCGTTATCCGCAGTCGCAACACGCAGTTCGGTTTCGAGCAGGCGGGTAGCAACGAACTGGAGCCCCGGAGGAACAACCAGTTTGCGCGGCTTAGCAGCGATCAGCAGACCACGCTCGTCGGTCCAAGCAGCGATCTGGATGACGGCATTCTCAAGAGAAGTCTCATTCAGGTCGGTCGGAGTCGTCGGGATGTTGCTGTTGGTGCTGCCAGACACCAGCGGGTGGTTATTGGCAAACAGAGGCTTGCCGTCACCGCCAGCATAGCTAGCACTGAAACCGTTGTTCAGAACGGCAGCAGCTTTAACTTGCTTGGTGTAAGCCATAGCACGAGCGAGCGCCTTGGTATAACGAGCCGAGAGGCTGTCGTACAGATTGTCCTCGATGGCCTCTTCGGTCAGCGAGAAACCCAGTGCGATGGTCTCGTGGTTATACCGGGAGGTCCAAGCTTCTTGCGCATTGTCATACGCAATTGCCGAGCCTTCGTTCTTCACCGGAGCGGCAGAGAAGCCCGACAGCTTGGTTTCCTCTTCAAACGAACGCTCGGAGGTCTCCGTTTCGTAGATCTCCTTATGCTCTTCGCCGTAACGTGCATACTCCAGACCGAACAGTGCGTTCAGACCCGGAAGCAGCTCTTTAAGGAGTTGTGAACGTGAAATAGCCATGATTTACTCCTTACAGGCCGACGTTATTCATATACGAATGGGCACTGGGATTGAACTTAACCAGTACGTCCGTATACGCATCACCGGGGGTTGAGGCAAAACCGACGATGCGGAACGCAGCGGCGGCGGTCTGAACGGTTGCATCCAGAGCCGAAGTCGAGTTACCAGTCTGGGTCGAACCCGTGCTGGTGGACTGAACAGCAGCAAAGAAGGTGTTGTTGCCCAGAATAGTCTGAGCGCCGGAACCATCCAGCTGGGCTTGGAAAACGACGTTCGGGTCAGTCACAACCATAGCCTTGACCACACCAGTCGTACCCGAGGGGTAATACTGGCTATGAATCACTTGGCCCTGAGCGTTGACGTACTCGCAACCAACGAACACACCAATAGCGCCGACACCAGAACCACCGAGGTTGTTCGTAGTGATGTCAGCACCAGTAGCGGTCGAGATTGCCAGATAACCATCAGCACCGATGATTACGACTTGACCATTGAAAATGTTGGTGGCTTCGCCAGCCGGGTCGATGAGAAACGTCTCAGTCGCACCAGCATACGGCATGCCATCAACTCGCTTGACGGGCTTAAGCCCGTAGGGAGCAGCAGTACTTGCCATGATTAAACTCCAAAAATTTTAAGATCCTGAACCAAAGCTATGCGAAGACTTACGCTCCTTAAAGAGCGGCATCCTCGGGTCACTCTGACGCATGAGATTGTTGTCCACGGCTTCCGTCTGAGCTTGCGTCTGGTTCTGATAATACTCAGAACGCTGGTCAATAAACTCTTCGGGCGCCTTGCAAAGCAACAATCCGCCAATCTCAATGTTGTCTTTATAACGACTATTGGGATCGACTAGCAGTTTGAATTTTGGCTGCTCTTCGACACGAACCGGCTCCCATCCCTCACGGATTTTGCCAGAGAGGTTACGGGCATCGTGTTGATTGAGCATCGACACGCGGACCCAACGATACGCAAACCCAGCCTGTTTGTCCGGCTCGGGAAGTAACTCGGCGGGCATCCACTGCTTAGGGCGCTCGCTCATTACTCGGGTCTCTAATTCACGTTGCAGTCTGTTTTCAGCCATTTTGGGCCTCCAATTTCATTTGTGCCAGAGCGTATTGCTCAGGCGTCAGTCCAAGTTTCTTTGCCAACTGGACTTGGCTTTGCCGTAGTCGGACCTTATTGGAGGCCGTGCTGCGCGTTGCCGGAGCCACAACAGTCGCTGCTTTGGGTTGCGCCTGTCTGCGGGCAGGTTGCTCGATTTCCTCCTCTTCCTCAAAAGACTCTGGAAACCGCTTCCGCATTGTTCTGTCCAATGCTAAATAATATTCGTCCGATCCAATTACCACGCCGCTCTTCTTTAGCTTCTCGTGCAAGCCGTAAGCAGTGGCAGTCATCTCGTCATCCTGCCCAAACCAAGGATTGCGTTCTTGCCACGCCAAAGCTTTTGAATCAGGCTTAGGAACGGAAGGGATCTGCGACGATTGCGGAATTTGTACCTCATTTTCCCTTTGGTGTAAAGGGGTGGGCTTAAAATTCTGCGCCTGTTTAAGCTTGTAATTAGCATCCTGCAACGCTTGCGTGGCTTCCAATACCCTATCGGTATCCCCGCTCTCATACGCTTCGCGGTAGGCCTTTCTCGCCATTTCCAATTCAAGGCCCGCAGCATTCTGGACAGTGCTTACAAATACTTTCTCACCGTCAGTCAGAACCCCTCGAATACGTTGGTTCTCTTCCAGCAATCTACGCGCAAGGCTAATTGCCTCTTGCTGCTCACGCTGAGCCGCTTCTTTCTCACGGCGCTCGTCGTGCCAAACCTTGCGCATCTGTTTAAGACGGGTTTTAACCTCACCTTCGTACCGATCCAGATCGTCCTTCTCCAATTCCTCAACAAGAGGCTTCGGCATGGGTTCGCGACCGCGATCCTCCGGCGGAGTGTCGTCTTCAATTTCAATAGAAATCTCAGTAGAATCGTCCCCCGCTTCGACCTCATCGGGAAACTTAAACTCTTCTTGTTCCATTTCAGGCATCTTGTCCTCCTGTTACTTACGCTTAATGCCGCGAGGATCGTCTACAACCCCCTCGACAGAATCATCATTAATAATCCGAAACTCTCGACCATGAATAAGCAGGCGGGTACCTGCATTTGGACGGACTAGAACGAAATCCCCTTGTTTGCACCAAGGACCAGACGGGAACCGCCCCGCATCCTTATAACAATCAGGTCCAAGATCCACGACAAACAGAACCGTCGTCAACAACTCATCGTAATGGATGGTGGTGTCCGCCTTTATAATTCCGTTATCGTATTCCTTCTCCACTTCCGGAATAGCACACAGGATTCGATACCCAGACGGGCGCGGAAGCTGTTTTGCTTTTTCGGCGCTTGTAGCCTCAAGATTAAATGAACCTATCACTTGGGGCTTATCGGGGTTTGTCCCGATAAGTAGTTCAGTCATCTGATTCCTCCAGATTGCGTCGTAGGTCTAGTACGTTACCTCTTGCGATGAGTAGACCCCGAACCTCACCGCAAAGTTTCTTGTATTCCTCAAAGCTCTCAGCCTTGCCCTCAGCCATATAGTCCTTTAACTGAGCGACCTTCTCGTCAATCTGCTCAACCAACACACTTAGTGCATCCATTACCGACCTCGCTTCGGCTGATTAAGGCTGCGCATCTGTGCGCGTTCCTGAGCTTCCCGGTCCTGCTGCTTGCGCACGGTCTCTGACATGTGCTTGAGCACGTCAACCCCAGTCTTGGCAAGCTCGACCTCTTTCTTACTACCCAGTGTCGCCGCAACCTTGAGCATGTCGGTGCGCTGTTGTGCCTGCGCAGTCTCTTGTTGCGCTGCGATCCGCTGCTGCTCAAGCTGCAACTGCGCTGTCTTGATCGCATTATCTGCACTATCCTTCTGCGCCTTGCGCTGCTGC